TTTGCCCAACGATCAGTGGATCACAATCCGTTACCGCGTATCCAAACTCACGCTACCTGCAGGGCATTACAGCGGCGAAACGCATCGCTGGCTAATTGATCAGCGTGATGTGGTGGATAGCAGTGGCGGGTTCAACAGTTTGCAGGAAATCCTTACTGCATTACCTGTAAGCCCGAGCAACCCGTTTGGTACGCCGCCCAGCGGTTCCATGACGGATGCAGGCGAATATCTGCGCGTATTGTCTGTGATCGGAGGCGGCACAGGTCGCGGATTGATTAGGCAAGCAGCATTAGAGGAAATTCTTGGTGCGGCCAGAAATTATCCGGTTGGCTATACGTTGACGAAAAATGTGCGCATTGGCTCAGGTAGTAAAGCTGTAAACACAATATGTACGGCAGTAGTTGCCGCAAACAATCTGGCTGGTGTTGACAGAACTTGGGATCCGCTAACCGTCCTTTTTGAGACTACGCAAACCAACACAACGACAAACTGGCTGACAGGTGAAACGCCTAGTGTTACCGAAACAGTATCCGCATCAAACCCTTTTTACCCAACAGGCGAAACGGTAGGCATTCAGTTTGTCATCCTGAGCATTGAGAGCGTCCCACAGGACACGACAGAGCTTGTTAGTGGCTTGGCGTTTGAAAATCAAAGTCAATACGCAGATCTGAGTTATTACGTTGGGCAGGTAGAAAAATCAAACGCTAATTCACCAGAGCACGCCATCACATACGTCAATGAGATGGTTTCCAACCCTGACGTGCCGAATTACGACGCGATGGTGTTGTGCGGTTTGTCGCTAAAAGCAACACGTAATTTCAACAAGCTGGATCAACTGCGTGTGTGGCTTGGCGAAGGCTGTCATGTAACCCGCTTCCACCCTGATGACAACAACACACCCGGACCCAGCAACCTGTTCTGCGATCTGGTTTATTACCTGCTGACTGATCCCATCGCCGGTCTTGGGTCAACGCTGCGTGTTACACCAACCAATGTCAATCAGATTATCAATACGTCGGATTTTGCGGCGACTGCGCGTTTCCTCAAAACAAACAAACTGTTTTACAACGGCGTGATCGGCGACACGCTAAATGTGCGTCAGTTCATCAACGAGATGGCGCCCAATTTCCTGTGCAATTTCGTTATCAGTGACGGCAAATTTAGCCTTGTGCCTGCAGTGCCCACCACTAGCAGCGGCGCAATCAGCACACTGCCCGTTGAAATCAAGCAGCTATTTACTTCTGGCAACATTCTGGAAGACACCTTTGAAGTTGAATACTTGGGTGCTGAAGAGCGCAAGGCATTCCAAGCGGTTGTGCGTTACCGCGAAGAACGCAAAAACCAGTTGCCACAAGAGCGCAATATTGTGGTGCGCTGGGCCACCGACAACGATTATGTGCCTGTCGAATCTTTTGACGCGACAGATTTCTGCACAAATGCCGAGCACGCAGAATTACTGGCTCGTTTCTTCCTGTCTATTCGCAAGCGTGTTACGCACACCGTTCGTTTTGCCACGTTGCCTTACGGTTTGAATTTGGCTCCAGGTGACTACATCAAAGTTGCCACGCAAGCGAGCCCCTATTCGTCATCCCGCAACGGCGTCATTAGCGCAACTGGAGCGATCACCAGCGTTACGCCACTGGCTGATGGGCAGTATTCAGTTCTGTATTACAAAAACGAAAACGACGACGTGTTTGACGGCACCATCACGGTGACAAACAACACAGTTACCGATTCAACCTTCTTCAGCACCGTGTTTACTGTCGTGGAATCCAGTGTTTCGGAAAACGTCTACATGGTGGAGCAATTAACGATCACCGAAGACAACACCGTTCAGATCGTTGCTTCTGAGTTTCCATGCGATAGCAGGTTGTCTAGCCTGTTGGCACAGGATCTGATCGCGGGAAACCGCAACCGCTTCATCATTGAAACCTGATGGCTTACCCCACCCTGCTACCAACAAGCCGTGCCTTTAACGCAGGCGACTGGCCGATTAAAACGTTTCGCGCTCAAAACGGCGCTGAAGTCCGCATCCTGTATGGCAGCAATCGCACGGGGATGCAATTGGAGCTGCAGTATCAAAACATCACAGATGCCAATGCCGATCTGTTTTTGACGCATTACAACGAAGTGCGCGGCACATACGGCACGTTTGCGTTGCCTGCCACTGGCGCAAAAGGTGGCTGGACTGGAAACGACAGCAGCATTGATGTGACTGGCACAGGCAATAACTGGCGTTACGCGGAAGCGCCCACCGTTCAAGCCGTGAAGCCCGGAGTCAGCAGTGTGACAATCAAGCTTGTCGGTGTTCTCTAAACTGACAGCTAGGAGGTTTTGCCATGGCCAAGGTTTATACGGGACGCGACGGTCAGTTGTTGCTCGGCGGTTCCACCGTGGTCAAGGTGACCAACTGGTCATTGCAGGCTGATCTGGAAACGCTTGAGACGACCACACTGGGCGACAACATCCGTTCGTACACGCCCGGACTACAAGCGTTTTCCGGCAGCGCCACAATTTTGTATTACAAAGACGACAACGGCAGCATCAATACCAGTGGTCTGCTTAACAAGCTGGTTAAGACCGGATCCGGCGGTGTCAGTGCGAGTGATAAGGTCAAGTTGACCTTACGTTTAGCTGATGGCAACGATCTCAATGATGTAACGATGACCGCGTACATCACCAGCGCATCCATTGGTGCCAGCGTCGGTGAAATTGTGTCGGCTCAAATTTCGTTCCAAGGCACTGGAGCGCTAACCACCGCGAGCTTCTAATGACCGTCTACCTCGGCACCTACGGTCAAGTTGAACTACGGCGTATGTCTGATGACGCCGAAAAGGCTTCTGTCGTTAATGCTGGCGACGTAAATACAACGCGTCGTCGTTTTAGCTTTGATTTTGACACCGGTTTTTTAACAACAGGCGATCAACTTGAGATCACCCGCACCAACGCTGGAACGCTTGATTTTGTAGCCGCGTCAGGTTTCCTTACTGGCGTCAAGCAATCATCGGGTACGTGGTACATCAATGTTGATGAGCTGGGCGGCATTCGCCTGTTCGACACGTTTGACAAGGCACTAGAAGGCTTGCAGTCACAGGCAATTGAGCTTGAGGCAATCGTTTCTGATGTGCCAATTAGCGTCAAAATTGTCAACAGTGTTCCTCACATATTGACCCAATGCACCTACTTCGAGCTGAATACAAACCGCGAGGTTGTTGACACTACTGCGCTTGGTGATGAGTTCAGATCCCAGTTTTCAGGGTTGATTTCCGGCAGCGGTAATTTCCGCGCGTACTGGGACTATCTGCCCACCTATGCCAAAAACACTGCCGGAGAATACGCAAATTACCTTTTACAGTTGGCCATCCGCACTGAGGTTGGTTCTAGGTTTGGCGCCAAGCTGTATTTACGCGTCGGCAACGAAAGCGGCAGCGCTACATCTATTGATGACGAAATTTGGTATGACATTGAAGGTGTAATTACACAAGCCGGCGTTAATTTTTCATCCGATAATGCTGTTGAAATTTCTGCTGATTTTGTGACGACCGGCGCGATTAGGCTTCGCGCAAAAACCGTGTTGTCAACTGGCAAGGTACTACAGGAGGACACTGGTGATATTCGACTAGAGCAAAACGCCACAGCCAGCTTGCTGCAGGATGCCAGAGGCGAGTAAACGATCCGGCTAAGCTGGTGGGTAACAGTACCCTCAAGGTTGCGGTGCAATGGCAGACCTTCGGATCAGCGAACTTGTAGCCCTCGCCGGCGCCAACCTAGCTGCAGGCGATCTACTGCCGATCGTTGATATTTCTGCCAGCGAAACCAAGAAGATCACCGTTACGGATCTAGTCGGTAACGCCACCACCCTGATCGCTGACGCCACGATCCCTGGCGCCAAAATTTTGTTTAGTGCCGGTCAGATTGCCGGTACTGCTGTTGCCGATGGCGGGATTGATACCGATCAACTAGCCGATGGTGCTGTAACGGCAGCGAAACTTGCCAACGAATCCACTGTTGATCTTGTTACCACTCTTCCGGCATCTGGCGCTTTTACCGGTCAACTCGCGCTTGATACCGACGATCTGAAGGTTTATTGCTGGGATGGATCAACGTGGCAGTCGATTAAAGCTGCTGGCTCGATCAACACCGTCATCGGCGACACTGCCGGCATCGTC